CCGCCGCAGCCCCCGTTTGGAGAGCCGCCTCTTGTTGCTGTTGTTGCGCCCTCGCCTGCCGGATTTGGATGACTTCGGCAGTCTTCCGCACGATTTCGGGGGGAACATTGAGGAGGTCCGCGTACTGGTCGATGAGTTCGTCGGTGTCTAGGTTGTCGATGGCATCCGGCTTGACGGCCACCATTCCCCCGACGAGTTGAAGGAGGCGCTCAATCGCCGCCGTGGAGGCCGCCCTTTGGGCTTCCGCCAGCAAGGAGATGTATTGGACCGCGATCGGGGCTCCGGCGATTTGTTGGGGAGGCGGGGGGAAGAGTCCACGGCGGGACATGATGGCGAAGGTCCGCTCGATGATTTCGTCAAGGCCTTCGTTCTCCGTGCGCTCGATGACCGGGCCGAGGAGGATAAGCTTCTCCTCCCGCCGCGCGTCGATTTCCGTCGCGGTGCGAACTGTTCCGAGGTTGGAAATCATGAGGAACAGGTCGACGAAGAACACCGTGTTGACGCGGGCTTGGACCTCCTTGAGGTCTTCCATCATCTCCGCGATGCGGGGTTCCACGGTGAAGGCGGGTTTGAAGCCCGCGCCCGAGGGATCGGAGACGTAGGACACGCCACCGGGTAGGATGTCCATGGGCTCGTTCTTCATGGAGACGGATGCCACCATGGGAGGACGGACCATCTTGTCGATGGCTTCGGCCTTCCGGCGCTGTTCGATTTGGAGTTGGCGAACGGCGGGGAGGGCGTCCATCCCCGGCGAGCGGCCATAGGGATCGTTGGAGGTCACGTCCCAACGGAGGCCAACGAAGGGCCGTTCCTTGAAGCCCTTGCAGCGGATGAGGTAGCCTTGGCGCGCGGAGCCCGCGTTGGTGGTGGACTCCCAATAGCACTCGCGGTAACGAAAGGAGGGCGGGACCGGGTAGCCCATCGAGACCCCGCCTTCGAAGACCTCGTTGTTGGGCTCGATGGCGTGGCCGATGACGATTTCAAGGTCCTGCGAGGATGCGGACTTCGCCATATTCTGCGAGGACACGGAGAGGTTATCGACGCCGAACTCCTGAACGGCTTCGGCGATGGTGTAGGTGTATTCCCGGTAGAGGGTGTCGACTTCAAGCCGATTGGACAGGCCGAAGAAGAACTCCCCGAGGCAGGGATTGTAGAAGCGGACCACGTCCTCGTTGTCTTCGTATTGGATCTGTGCGGCGGACCCGAACACCGCCATGTCGTGGTAGGCCTGTCCGAGGGATTGATAGAAGTTGGACTTGGCGTAGACCTCCAGCATCCGCTTGGTGCATTCGGCCAGCCACGTCTTGATTTCTCCCTCGGGCACGTTCTCCATCCCCGCGATGGCGAGACGGAACCACGGCTTGGTCGGGGAGGTCAGGCCGGAGAGAAGACCCGTCGCGAGAGTCCGCGCCGCAATCATCCCCGTTTCGTCCACGATGGCTTGGTTCAGTGGGCTCCCACGGGAGTAGTTGTTGGGGGTCACGAACCAACGGTAGCGGCGAGGGAGGTACATCTCCGCGAGGGCCGCCCAATGCGACCACCACGTAAGGCGGTAGCCGCGCAGGGTTTCCATGCGGGACCCACACCAACGCTGAAGGGCGTCGAGGGTCTTCGTGCGCTGAGAGTCTTCGCGTCCGATGTCGTAAGCCATCTATGCCCCCAACAGGGTTTTGCCGGTGGACTTGCCACCACCGCCGGGAGCCTTGTTCGACCCCGTGAGGAAGGTTCCGTTGGCGGAACCTTCCGTGGAGGAGAATAAGGTGGGGGATTGGAACAGGCCTGCCCCCAACGAGGGGGGCTTCGGAGGCTGCGGAGGTTGAGGAGCCTTACCCGCCAAAGCCTTCCCCGCGAGGCCCGTCACGGCTGCGGTCAACAGGGTCTTACCTGCGAACGCCGCAGCGGAACCGAGGAGGGAGGAACCACCCGCAGCCGCAGCCCCACCAGCAACACCCGCAGCGGCGGCTCCGGTAGCGGCTCCCGTTGCTCCGAGGGTGGCGGCGGCTGAACCAGCTTCGAGGCCAGCGGCTCCAAGAGTTGTCGCGGCGGTTGTTGCGGCGGCAGTCCCCGCAGCGGCTCCCGCGCCAGCAACAGTTGCCCCGGCTGCCGTTGAACCCACAGCGGCGAGGGCGGCTGGAATGGCCGCGAGGGGGCCAAAGGCCGCGCGGGACCAGAGGCCAAAGTCACCCATCCTACGCATCAGTGGACCATCCCATCTTGACTCTCTCGGAGGATGCGCTCGTAGAGAGCCGCGTCGCTGAGGCCTCCCGAAGCGTACATCGTTTCCCCGGAGTTCGGGAGCGCGGAGGGTGCGAGAGGATCGTAGTCCACCTTCATGTTGTGGGCTCCGCGCGATCGCCATGCAGCGGCGACCACCGGGAACGCGAAGGTCATCACGATGGCGTCGGACCAGTCTTGGTCTTCGTCCATCTCCTCTTTCGGAATGAGGAGGATCGCCTCCTTCATGTGTTTGGCCTTGGAGTGGTAGTATTGGACCGCGGTGAACTGCTTCTCCACATCCGGGTGGTCGGGGATGCAGCCGCCTTCCTTGAGCCACGTGCGGAAGGAGAGGTACATCTCCGCGCGCTTGTTCCCGGCAACTTCGCCCCCGAGGGGGATACCAGCGGTCGAGCCGAATTGGACCTCGATGACGGGGATCCCCCACGAGCGGAGGGTGTCGATCACACCACCGCCCACGCCTCCGCCGTCCACGAAGAGGGCATCCGGATTGTGGATGCGGAATTGGGCCGCAACTTGCTGCGCGAGTTCGACGGTGGAAAGGCCACGGAAGCGGAGCGCGGGAAGGGTCCGCGCGTCACGCCCTCGGCGGAAGGCGATGACACTCTCGTTGTCCCCGTAGCGAGCCACGTCCACCGCCATGAGGAGGGCTTGGCCGTAGTGCGATTGGACCTCGCGCTTCATCCCGATCTTGAGGTCGTCGGAGGAAATCAACTGCGCGGCGGATGCGGAAGGGAAGTCTCCGAGGAAGCGGACCTTGACGTAGTCCGACTCCAAGCCCCAAAGGTCGATGGCCTTCTGGATGCGTTCCTTGTTGGTGAAGGAGACGGAACGGGAGTCGACCGTGAAGGTCTTCCAGAACATCCCTTGGCCTTCGGGATTGAAGCACTCGCGGAAGCGGCCCGTGTTCCGGGTGGGGTTCCCGGTGGCAATCCAGATGAGTTCCGTGTCCGCTTCGTTGAACACGCCGTCCGTGGTCTCCCAAATCACGGGAGGGATACCGGAGGCCTCGTCGTAGATGACCACGATGCGCTTGCCGTAGTTGTGCAGACCGGCGAAAGCCTCGGGATTGTCCTCACTCCACGGGATGGCGTCGATGCGCCACTCACCCTCGCGGGCCGGGTCCTTCGCTTGGATGGAGGTGGCCGTGACCACGAAGAGGTCGGAGGCAATGAAGAGGCGATGCCACTTACGGAGTTCGGGCCACAGCTTCAGACGGAGTTGCTTCTCCGTGTTGGCGGTGATGACCCCCCGCGTGTCCTCGCGGGTGGAGATGGCCCAAATGGCAATCTTGCAAATCCACGCGGACTTACCGATGTCGTGGCCGGATTTGACCGCGATCTGCACGGCCTCCGCGATGATCTGTTCCGGGGTGGAGAGGCCAGCAAGGAGTTTCTGTTGGAGATAGAACGTGGCCTCTGCCTGCCAGTCCTCCAACGGAGTACGCTTCTGTAGCTCGTTCCCGAACTCACCGTAGGGCCATGCCCAAAACATGAAGTCGTAGGGACGACACGCGAAGGACGCGAGTTCCTCGATTAGTTCGGCATGGATGTCGACGTTGCCGTCAGCCACGATCCACTACCCGGCTTTGTCCCTCGATGTACGCCGCATTGGCGCGTTCCCGCGCACGACGGAGTTTGTCACCGAGGTCCAAGTTGATGTTCACGTTCTGCGTCTTCGTTACCGGCGCGTGGCCCGACCGATCGGCGAGGGTCTTGAGGGCCTCGTTGAGTGCGTTGACGGAGAATTGTTCGGGGGACTCATCCAAGCGGCGTTGGAGTTCTTGGAGGAAGTCCATCGACAGGTTGGCCGCGGTGGCCACGAAATCCGCCCATTCCTCTTTCACATCCTCCGTGTAGTGCGCGAGGAGTTCCGCGAACGCGGGATCTGCCTTGAGGATGCTGACGCGGGAGACGGAGTAGTTGCAGAGTTTGGCCGCAACGGTTTCGTCCACTCCCACGGCCAACATCTGCGCGAGACGATGGTGCGTGTGGCGAAGGGCCTTGATGTCCACGGCCGAAACGCCAAGGGGGGTCCCCGAGGCCATCTGCTTCTTGTAGGCTTCGATGTCCTCGGAAGTGAGGGGTTCGACTGAGAGGAATACATCCTCAACCGGAACACGCGGACGCTTCCCCCCGAGTCCTTCGGGGAAGTGCGTCGCCATGATTTCCTCGGCGACCTCTACGGAGATGGCAGGAATGTCGTTCATGTCATCCATTGAGGTAGTATATACAACGCGGGGACCCACGGGGCCAAGGGGAGCCAAGCACGGGCAACGGCACACGCCAAGCGAAAAGTGACAACGGGAGGGTTGACAACTCCTGCCCGAGGGTCCACGCGCGCGCGCACCCGCCTACGCGCGGTTCATAACGAGTGCGCCAGCGTGCCGGGTCCCTTTGCCGCCTCCCTCGGTGGTGTAGACCACTTGAACCCCACGGGTGTATCAGAAGGGGGTCCCCGGCGCGTAGGCGGGGGGGTGCCGGCGGGGCGGGGGTGCCCTTTGTAGGTGTGCGCGGAGGGTGAGTGGGTGGGGGCGAGGGATGCCAAGCGTTGACCTTGTTTGTTAGTGGACTGTCAGGGATGGAGGGTGTAGAGGGGAGGCCACCACATAGGAGGACTACACATGCAGACCACGCACGAGCGCCACCGCTTCCTGACTGTCGTCAGCATCATTGACCAAGCGGACTTCGGGAAGCTGTTGGAGGAAACAGCCTTTCATTCCTCGCAAGCTGCCGAGGACTACGGAGTGAGCCAGAGGAACGCAATCAGGCTCAAGCGTCGCGAGGAAGGCGAGACAGACGAAGTCTTCCTTGAGGCCATCATCTACCAGACCCGGCAACTCGAACTCTTCGACTACTAGGAGGACTACAGATGAAACTCATTCACGTTGCTATGATCGTCCACGCGTTGGCGTTCCTCGCCTTCCTCGCCCTCATAGCTCGCGCGGGGCATTGGTTCGACTTCTAGCCCTCTCCCCCTCCCTCGCACGGCAAGAGCCCTCAGGCGCGATCCTGAGGGCTTTTCCATGCCTCATCCCTCGCGAGGTCTGCTCGTGGCTCGTCGCGTTGTCATTCATGCCCTAGGCGGGGGGTCTTGTTCAACCTCACTTGACAGTCTATTTTTTTTATGAGTGGAACAGAAAGGGACCGAGTGATCGGCCTAGCCCTGTGAATGACAACGCGGTAAGCTATGAGCATCGAAAGCGCGTAGACCTCGGAGCCCTCAACAATGGTTGCCTCAACTGTAGCAAGTCCGCAGATGTCCCGCATTGCGGACCTCGCGGACCAAGCAAAGACCACGCAAGACGGCATCTTGATTTGGTTTGAAGTGGAGAAGTACGGATCACTCAAAGCCTGCAAGTCCGCCGCGCGAGGAATGCAGGTGAGCTTTTGCAATCTTCGCGTGAGGTCGAGAAGGATTGCCGAACGCCTAAAGGGTGAGACTGTTTCATCCCTCGCGGGAACTACTCGCGGCGAGTATGATGACCTTGCCTGCGTTGTTCGCCCGTTGCCAAAGGACGCAGGTTACACGGTCGCATTCGTTCCCGGCTATGCTGTGGACATGGATTTGAAGATCACGGACATTGCAACGGGGGAGGCGTTCGGACAGGAAGACCCCACGCAGAACCGCTTTATTGTGTTGATGGGGAAGTGGTTCAAGGAAGATGCGGAGGCCAAGAGGCAAAAGCGAGGGATGCTCAATCCCTTTACTACCGATGAACTCAAATTCATGTGGGAGTTCGACACGGACGCTTGCGAAGAAATGAACGTGCCTGCGTTGAGTTCGAACGCGGTGCATGATGCCACGGACTACGCGAGCGTTGACCTAGCGAGTTTGGACGAAAGCGAGCTAGACATTGTCAATCCCTCGGAAGAGGAGTAAGGGTGCGGGAACGCAACCCTAGGAGACGACACAATGTCCATGCAACGCAGACACTTCGAACTCATCGCGGAAGCCCTCGCGGCCTCCAAGCCCTCCCCGCACGATAGCGACGCCTCCGCGCGGTACTCCCAATGGCGGGCCGTGGTGTCCCAATTCTGCGGACGGCTGAGCGCCACCAACGGCGAATTCGACAAGGCCCGCTTCCTCACCGCTTGCGGGGTGGAGGCGTGAGCCTCGCGGGCTTCCATCTGGTCCCCGTGCGGGAGACGCGGGGACTTCACCCCAACCACCCACGCGCGCCAGAGAGGCGCATGGGCTGCGCTCAACGGCGCTACGCGATGAGTGGCCGCACATCATGGGGCGTGCAATTCACCGAGCCCTTCGACCCCATGGCCTACCAAGCGAAGCTCATCCTTCGCGCCGCACTCCTAGACCTCAGAGAGGACGCCTGATGCCCCAAGCAAGCCAAATCAAGACCGTGGGCTTTATCAAGCTCACCCCCACGTGGGAGGCCATGACGCGCCTATTCATCGCCCTCCTAGAGGACGGTGACGCGGAAGGGCGGGAGACTGCCCGCAACGAACTCCTCCGCATGGCGCGCATCGCTGACCGCTACGTGGCCGAACACGCGCCCAAGGAACCCGACGACGCGCCGTAGCTACCGCCCATCGGGGACATCCCCCCGCTTGGCCCGCGCCTCACGGTGGCGGGCCTTCGGCGTGCAAGGAAGGACACAGACACATGACACCTGACACACGCCGCGCCATCCTAGGCTTGATGGCTTCGCCCATGCCGCGCTTCGATGCTCGCGGACGGCTTGACGGCATCCGCAACCAACTCCGCGTCTTCCACGCCCGCGCCAATTGGGAGAGCGAGGAACGCAAAGAACTCGGGCTCATTGAGCTTGAGAAAGACCTCGCCGCGCTCGACACCTGCGAGCGGTCCCTTGAGCAGTTGGGAGATGATTAGATGCCCGGCATGATCCAACCCGAACGGGACCTCACGTGGGACGCGGAGGGCCGCTTGGTCAAAGCCCGCATGCGCTCCGTCCTCGACGGCCAGTGGTACGAGATGAACACGGACCCCACGCTCCCCGGCTTCGCTTCTCAGGCCATCACGCGGGCGCAGTGGGAGGCGTGGCAAGCTGGCCTCAACATCGCCTCCGCGATGCCGCAGCTTGGCGCGGGCGAACGCGAGTTCCTTATGTCGGGGATCACCCCTGACGTGTGGGAGCGGGAGTTCGCGGAAGAGGACGATTAGGGCTCTCTAGGCCCTCCCTCATCGAGAAACGATAAGCGAAATTGCCTCTGTGGCGCAGGGAGCTTGGACCGATCGGACTAACCCACGCCCCTTTCGCCACAGAGGACCCTCAGGAGCCCACCCCATGACCGATAACCCTTTTGTCCCTTCTCTCACTCCGGCAGACGTAATGGACCTCCGCGCGACCTGCACCACGCTTCGGGGGATCTACCCCGGCCCGATGCTCCCGCATCCCTACATCCTGTACCTGCCTGCGGATGACCTCTTCTGCCTCTGCGCGTATGGGAGCCCTCAGGCCAAGAGCGCCAACCCGGCTGTCCTGGCCGCGTGCCTGAGAGCCGAGCGAGCGGAGGCGGGCTTCATCCGGCGCATCCTGTCCAGCGAGGAGCCGTGCGACGTGGCGACCCTCGCACCGGACGCCAGAGCCCGCCACGCCTCCCTAGTCGCTCAGGAGGCCGCTAGGCGGCGGCAGGCGGCGCAGGAGGCCGATGACCGCCGCCTGCGCCTCGGGAGCCACCTAGACCCCGCCAAGATCAGCCTAGACGACATCTAGGCTCCTCCCTCTCTCACAGTGCTTGCGTGCGGTTGGGCCTTAGGCCCGCGAAACCCTCAGGGAACTCTCTGAGGGTTTTTTGCGTTCCCACCCTTGACAAGGCTCGCGCGCGAGAGCTTAGTCCCTCCATTGAGCGCAATCCCGCGCCAAACTAGGACGAAAATCTATGCCCAAGTTCGCAACCGACACCGCCCGCGTGGAACGCACGTTCTCGGGGATTGACTTCACGGTCCCCTACGTGTTCGCGGAAGCCCACGCCCTCACCAAGCCGGAGGCCGCGTGGCTGAACTCCAATCTCGCCTCTGTCGTCGGCAACGCCTTCTCCGGTGACATCCGGCGCGGCCTCGCCACCCTGAACAAGGCGGGCCTCGAAGCCCACGTCAAGGCGGGCGGCAAGCCGAAGGACTACAAGGTGGTCACCGACCCCAAGGCCCTCAAGTGGGACTTCCAAAAGGAGTTCGACACCAAGTTCGGGGAATACGAACTCGGCGAGAGCAACCGTGGTCAAGGCGGCGGCGCAGCCTCCCCGTTGGACCAACTGGTCCGCATGTTCTCCACGGTCGACGTCAAGGCCCGCCTCGCCAAGAAAGGCCTCAAGGTCGCCCCGCTCTACAAGGCCCCCTCGAACATCATGGGCGAGGACGGCAAGACGCCGAAGTATCCCTCCAAGTGGGAGGAACTGGTGTCGGAGAACATCATCACCAAGGGCGACGAGTTCCGCAAGCAGGCGGAAGAACAACTCGCGGCCCTCGGCGGCTCCGACGCGTCGGAAGGCGAGGACGACGCGCTGCTCGCCGGGATCGTGCAGGAGGCCACCCCGGCTCCCGCCGCCGCGTAGTCCACGCTCCCTACCCCTAGACCCTAGGCCCCCGTGGTTCGCTGCGGGGGCCTTCTCTTTGCCTAGGGTAGGAGATTAAGGTTACCGGCCGAAAGGGAGGCCCACCATGCGCGAGTTCATCGAGGACCAATACGGCGTCGAAGTCATCCGTTGGGCCGAGCCCACGGAAGACGGGGAACTGTACGAGGTCATCCACCGTGGCCGCGTGATCCGCGCCGACACGCTGGCGCTGGTCCTGTCGGCGGTACAGGAGCGCAGCCGCCAACCCTTGTACCTCGCATGGACCAACGTCATTGCGGGGACCATCGTCATGCCGATGATGGTTGCCGCGTGAGCGACCCCTCCCTCTCCCCCGGCGCACTGTGGTACGCGGCCTACGCCAACCCTCCGGGCGTGAAGGTCAAGGTGTCTGACCCCAACCGGGCAAAGACCATCCTCTACAGTACGCGGGCCAAGCTCCGTGATCCCGACATCGGACACCTTGAGGTCCGCACCTCCCCCACCGATCCCAAGGGGGAGTTGTGGATTGTGAACCCCGCCGACCCATCGGCCACGGGAGCCGCACCCGTCGAGGCTGTCTGATGCCGTCCCTCCGCACGGTCAACAACAGGCGCAAAGAACGTAAGCGCGAGAAGGCCCGCCGTTGGTTGAGTGCGGTTGGGCGTGCCCTCGCCATCTCGCTAGGCTGTCCTAGCCGCCCGTGGTTTCGCCTCCAGCTACGCGGTGACGTGTCCCGCGCGGACGGATGGGAGTAACGCAATGCCCGCCCCCCTCGCCGATGAGACTGTCAAGGTCAACTGGCGCATCATTACCGAGGACCTCGAACTGCTCAACCTCCTCTATCCCGGGAAGGTCAATGAAGTCGCGCGTGACACCATCCACACCCTCTGCGAGGCGTTGAGGAAGAAGCACTTCGGGGGAACTCAACCACGGGGGACTTGACATCTCGCATCCCTCGTGCTATACTCCTCTGGTCAATGAGGAGGATCTGACAATGTGGAAACCCAAACCCTACCGCGTGTTCTCGGAACTCACGGGAGTACGCCATAAAGGACATCGCCATCTCGTCGGAACGGGAGAAACCGTCGAGGAGTGTCGCGCGGTCATCAAGGAAGACGTGAGAGCCCTCGCGAAGCCCGACACAATGGGAGGCCTCATTGATTGGGGACCCATGGAACCCCGCAAGTACCTCATCTTCCACGCGGAATGGACGCAGGTAGAGTAGGCCGCAAACTCTCCTAATTCCCCTCACAGGCGAGCTTGTGCCTGTGAGGGGCCGACCTACCATATCTTGTGTCTTGGCTCACGCGCTGCTAGCTGCTAGGGTGCCTAGTCGGTTCGGGCCTCGCGCCCGCGTTTCGGGGGATGACACATGAACAATGAGTACGGGGTCCTCATCGAGCTTTACCCCCTCAATGACATCGACCCTCCGAGGCGGACCATCGCGGGTCCTTTCCCCACGCGGGATGAGGCGCAGGCCCACATTGATGAGGCCCGCCGTCAGAACCTCCCCTACAAGTCCAAGGCCATTGTCCAACTGGTCCCGGACTAGCCCCATCTTCCCTAAGGCCTGTGACCTCACCTAGTCCAGAGGAGCGGGCGTCTCAAGGGAGACCAGAGGGCATACGCCCTCAGCGTGTGGTCTACGGGGTCTAGCTTTCCAAGGACACTCCACGGTGAAGGAAAGCCAAGTCCCCTACGACCTCCTACTCTTTCGCTTCCGTACTTCAACCTGAGGAACTTCCAAATGAACTCAACCGCCGCCGTCATGCTGTTCGAAGAGAACGGCGTCCGTCCCTGCAAGGTCGAGTACGACCCCGAGGGTGTCCAGAACCGGGGAGCCAACCACACGCATTTCTTCAAGTGCGTGGACAACTCCGTCAAGAAGGATGACCTCGTCGTCGTCACCACCCACACCCGCCACGGTTTCACCATCGCGAAGGTGGTGGACATCGGCTTCGCGGACGTTCCCGTGGACTTCGACAACACGACCGTCCAATGGGGATGGGTCGCCGCGAAGTTCGACCAACCCGGTTTCGCGGAAATCATCGCCAGCGAGAAGAAGCTGGTCGGCATGGTCAGCGAGGCCAACGCCAACAAGATGCGCGCGGACCTCCAACAGTCCATGGGCCTCAACAAGGTCAGCTTCGCGGACGTGTTCATCAAGGCCCCCGCCGCGCTGGC